CTAATGATGACAATAAATACTTGAAAAGTCTGTATAAACGAAGAAGGCGCCCGTAGGCGCCCACTTCAACAGGTTCTATTTTAGATGACCCCTGCTAGATAACCCTTTTCCTTAAGGTGCTGAGCTACATGCTTAGTTACCTTGTACTTTTGTCCGGCCTTGAAGTTGTAGTTATTTCCATGTCCAAGAGTCATATTTTCTAGATCTTGCACTACACGGATCTCTACGCTTTCATCTTCAGGTGAACCTACAGTGATAGGCTCATCAACAATTACTGTTGCGCGGTTAGGGGTTGTAGCGTCAATAACATTAGTCTCAAGATCAATCTTTGCTTGAGCTGTTGCCATGGACATCTTGTTCGCTGCTTCTTGTGAGGCTTCTGCATTCTTATTAGCTAGCTCTTCACGCATACGACCTGTTACATCAGTGGGCTTTGCTTTTGTTGCCATGATAGTTCTCCTATTTAGTGTCTCGGTTAAAATAAGGCGGGGCCGAAGCCCCGCCCTTTAGGCTAATTTGTTTCGGCAATTACTACGCTCTGATCTGTAATAAGACCAAGACCGAAGATTGAGTACCAAGCAAGTGCGTGCTCACGACCGAAGTCAAGAATACCGCCATCGCGGAGTTCGACTGGAAGAGAGATTGCGTGACCGAATGCGTTATCTCCAATGAAGATAGCTGAGTAGCGATCAGATGAACCGTTACCTGTGAAGGTGTTAGGTGTTGTGTATCCTCCACCAGGTGTGATAACTGGGTTAGCTACAGCTGTATCAGCGGTGTAAGAAGTTCCAGCACCACCAGGAACGTGAAGAACCTGTGTTGTTTCGATGAATACTGTGTCGTACAAACGACCGATTTCACCGAGCATGAAGTTACCTGGAGCAGCGTACTTTGTAACTTCGATGAACTCAGGCATGTCACGTAGACGACGTGATTGGTGTGGGTGCACGAAAGCTACATAAGTTTCACCCAAGCGAGGGATGTTCTTTGTGGCTAGTGTCTCGGCAGCATCTTTGATGGTGCGAGGTGTCAAGTAGTATGTACCTGTCATAGAAGCACGTGATGTGCCTTCTGTGCCGTACGCATACCAGCTGTTAACAGCTGTGACGTTTGAGCGATCTTCACCGTAGATTGTTGAAGAAGCTGAGTAAAGTGTGTCGCGTGAAAGCTGATCAAGATAGACAGCCATGTTACGACCAAGAAGACGTGAAGCCGAAGCCATTACGTCATCGAATGAAGCATTGAGAAGAAGCTCTGAAACAGCAAGAGCATAACCATGCTCTGTTACTGTGATTGAGAACTGCTGTGCTGTCAATGCGTTTGTCTGCATACGAACACCTTCAACGAGAGGTGAAGCGAAGCCGAGGTTGTTGTAACGCATGAAGTTGATCTGAAGACCAGGAGCTACTCCTAGTTCAGTCTTCTTTACTGCGAATTGCTCAAAACGAAGGATTGGCATAGCCTGGAACAAAATTTCTTTTGACCAGATTGTTTGAATCGCTTGTGTGAGCTGTGTATTTGTGCCTGAATAGGCTGTTGGTGAGGCGGCGAGATTGCCGGTACCTGTGATACCTGATGCCATTTAGCTTTGACTCCTTATATAAGTGGGTTGGGTTGTGTTTAGCCGAGAAGACCTGAAGTTTTGCCACGAGCTCGATCGCTCATTAGCTTGTCTCGGTATTTAGCGTATTCGTTTACCGACATGGCCTGGATGTCCGCGGCCGTGAACTGACGTGATTCCATATTGCTTTCCAAAGGTCCAGCTGTTGGTGCATTTGTGCTAGCACCTCGCATGTCCTTGCGCGCATTCTGCATTGCAGACTGTGCGGATTCAAGAATTCGTTCTGAACGTGCTTTCAATCCTTCAACACTTGCTTGGATCTCATCGCGGGTATTGCCCTGAATAAGATCTAGAAGGTCTGGGATGATAGCGTCGCGTTCTTGTTCAACCAATTGCTGGCGATAAGCCTGCAAATCTGCAAACGTACGTTCCTTCTCCAGAAGAGCGAAGGCGTGTTCGCGTTCCTGACGCTCACGCTCCAACTGCTCTTGCAACTCACGTGTTTTAAGTTCTACAAGTCCCTTGGCGTCAAGGTCCTCTTCGAGCTTAGCACGTTGCTTGGCTTCAAGAGCTGCAGCTTCTGCTGCTGCTTCTTCTGCCTGACGAGCTGCTTTTTCTTCTTTTTCCTTTGTTAGAGAAGAGACAGCTTCCTTCAATCTTTCGATCTCTGGGTAAAGCTTGTCCTTTTCCTGAGAACGAACACGAGCTAGATCTTCTTCAGTATAAAACTTAGAAGCCTTAGTCGAGTTGCTCTCTAGTCCAATTGTTGTAGCAGCAGGCGCGTCAACGCCCGACACATTTACGACTGGAGCGACGTTAGCTTCCGCTTCAAAAGCGGTTGCCATTTGTTGTGCAGTATCCATGCTTATATCCTTTTGTCCTAGGGGTCGTTGTCCGATGTGAGAGCGCGTATGACCTAACGTGTATTCTTATTTTGACGTTCACCTACGAGATTGTCAGCGTAAATAGCTTTATTTCTCGTAGCCTTCTGGCACCCTTCGTTGAGGAAGTTTTGTACCATAAGCATTAACTACCAGCTTCTCACGGAGACCTTGCTCTCCTAGTTGAGCTGCGATGGTTGCGTCATCCATTACTACTGGAGACGATGGGGTGTTAGGGATCTCTTCACCGTTAGGGCCCTGTGAGGTCATAGGTTGAGACCCACCCGCTTCACCACCAGGAATAGCGCCAGTAATGGCTGCGATATCCTGATCGATCTGGGTTTGGATAAGTTTGAGTGCGCCATCTGCAATGGCGTCGTCTTGAAGCTCTTGACGAATTTCTGTGAGCTTCTCTGTTGGGAACTCTTCGCCTAGAAGACGCAAAGCGCCTTCTTTAGACTCTAGTCCTAGAGAAAGCTTGGTTTGGATCTCATTGAGAGCGATAAGCTTGTCAAGAGGAAGAGGTTGTGGGAAGTTAACGTAAGACTGGTAGGTAATTGGGTCATTAAAGTCAAGTTGAGCTAGCTGTCCTTGTTTTAAAGGAACTGTGCTTGAGTTTGGATCCCAAGTAAAGATCTCAGGCTCTTTTAGAGCAAGGTTAAGGAGAACAAGCTCATTAACGCGCTGAATACCATGCGCGTACTGAATAATCTTTTGGTGGTAGCGGTTCATCAAAGGCTGGAATTGAATGCTAAGAGCAACACCAGAAGTGTTAGAGATAGGTTGAGCTTGTCCTAGAGCAGTCTCTGGAACACCGACCATTTCATGCATAGACTTCTTAAGAAGCGCCATGAACTCCATAGCACCCTTTAGTCCTTGCGCGCCACCTTCAAGATTTTCGACTCTAGCGTCCTTTGGAAGTCCGCCCCAGACCTTGTTTGCGCCCTTTTCAAGTTGGGATGCTTTCGCTCCAATGATGACTGTAACGGGCGCAGCATGGTAATTAACAATGTCGGCAATATCAGTAGCAGTCTCATTATAAGAACGATTGATGCTGATAATGTCATTGCAGTCAGACAGACCCCAAGGACTACCGCTAATGCGAACATTTGGAATATGTATAACAGGAATAACGCCAAGCGGATTAGGGCGCGAGTCAATAAGTTCGTCATTGATGTATTCCTCGATTACGTCGTCTGTCAAGATCTCGGTGTAAGTAAAGACCTGACGTGTTCCTTCTAGTGATGTGCCCCAGAAACGATACTTGAGCTTGAAACGAATCAAGCGTTCGCGGTCGTGTGGGTGAAACTCTGGGAAAGCAAACGACGAGTTCAGGGGAAGAATGCGAACTCTGCCTGGATGCTTGCGTCCAGCGGGGTCTGTGTAACCCTCTTCATAAGCTACCTTAATGAAGCAGTCTCCTGAGACTGCGCCTTGCTGACCAATTTCCCAAAGAACTGTGGCCTTGTTATTATCTACTTCCCAGGCTCTTTCAAGAATATCTGGGATAATTGCTTCTGTTTCCTTAGGAGAGCGGAAGTTAACGCCCTTACCAAAGGTAAAGTTAATGATGAAATCTGTAAATGCGCGGTAGTAGTTAAGCGCCATTTGAGTTTCGCCTGTTTGACGGCGATAAGACCAGTGATGACCTAGATACATAGCCCAGTTAAGGCTGTAACGGTTTAGACGAGGACCGTGAACTTCAAACTCTTCGTCCGCCAGCTCTACAAGCCCAAGCGGGGAAATCGAGATGGTTAGATCAGAAGACGCTGCACGATAACTCGGAGGCGAGAAATCAATTGCGCTCACCAATCACCTCTTTCCCTGGGGTAACTATAGGTTACTACTAATTGTCGATAAATACTTAAAGCGACACGCTTATCTAAAGCGCTCCCCGCGAATAAGGTTTTTACCAATGTTCTTACTTACCTTTGCTTTTTGCTCTTCTTCTTGCTTATCGCGCTTCTCTTGTACGTAATCGCGGAAGCGAGGATCAACATCTTTTTTAGATGGAACAAATCTTCCACCGAGTTGCTCGTAGTGGGAGTGTACCCAGTGAGCTGCTGCGGGAGATGGGTAGGTGCGGAACTTAGACCGCGCTTGCGCAGTCAACATGTTCCAGAGTTTTGGATTAGCTGGCTCTTGTTTAGGAGCCTTCTTAACTTCTTTACCTGCGATGAG